TTTCGGAAAGTACACCGTACGAGGGTATGGTAATGAAGTCAAAAACTAAAACTCCTTTAATGAAAATCAATATCATATGGAGTTTTGAGGGTAGAGAGCAACAAATGTCTGATATAGATATGAAAAACATACCGATAGATTTAGAAGAAACAAATTTCGTAAGAGATTTAATTTTTCACTGTTTTCCTGATGATTATGAAACAGCAACACCTTATTTATATAAAATGTCTATGTGCTTATCTTTTAAAGAAAAAGGTATTGAAAATATTCCTTTTGTAAAAAAAGTATTAGCTAGAAATGCAAAATACTATTTTGATAAAAATCAAAGAGATAATGTTGAAAATGAAATTGTCGGAATGAGTTTAATAGCTAGTAAATTAAGCTATTGAATTTTATTTTATTTAGGCACATAATCATAGAGTAATCATTTTATTTATTCTGTTTCATTAGGGCGAAAGCCCACCTCAAAGCCCACAAGGGCAAACACTTTTAGCCCCCTCTCACGGGGGCTTTTTTTATCATATCCATATCATATCCATACCATATTCGAGGTAGCCTAGTACCCTGATAATTGAATATGGGCAAATAAGAGCCTTGAATTTTTATTAATTGCTAGAAGATCTTATGATCCAGACAAAAAAAATCCTGGACTATGCCAGGATTTTTCTCGAGGTATTCATTACCTTTTATATATCAATTCTTCCAATTAAGATCTTTTCAATACCTCCATATGACCAGATTGTTTGTTTTGATATTTGTCAGCAATTGAGCCGTCAGGATAAAGTTTGATTCCTTTATACTCATACATACAAGGATTGAATCCGGCAAGTATAACTTTTAATTCTGCCTCATCTTCTGTTATATGCAATCTGACATCATCATTTTTTAACTGCATTATCGTATTAATAATATTACTCATTTTTTAACCTCCTTTGAAAAAGTCATTAATTTCATTTTCTTTGAAATATATTTTTCAATTGTCATTTCTTTTTTCTTTGAGATCTTGAGATCAGTTTTTTTCTGTTTCATTGTTTCACCTCTATCTGTTGTTAAAATCCTGGTTTATTCCAGAATTACCTATTATTATACATATAAGGATATATAAATCAAATAAATTAATTTAAAATAAAAGCTTTACATTTATAAAAATAGGAGTAGAATTAATCTTGTAAGATTAATATAAACAATAAGAGGTAAATTATGAAAATAGCAACAAGACTACAATTAGAAAGTGATACAAGTAGATTAAACAAAATAATCTATTCAGCTCAAAAAGAGCTAAAAGAAGTAAAAAAGCAAATAGCACTATCTCATGAGATACACGGCGACAGATGGGAGACTGCAAAATATGACTTCATAAAAGAAGTTACAATAAGAAAAGAATATTTTGTACCAGAAGGCACTATAACAAAATATAAACTCATAGCTAAGTAACACAATCAAAGCCCTCATTTCTGAGGGCTTTTTTTCGCCTAGAATTTACAAGGCTCATTTCTCAATCTAATATCATTTCTGGATATAGATTTAATATTAAGTTGCAAAAACTAAGGTACTTACAAATACACATAAAAACCCTATTTGCCACAAGTAATATGTTGGAAAAAATTCTAGTAATCACTATAATGGAGGCTCATGAAGACTGAACTAATGACAACAGAGCAAATGAGGCTCGAAGTAGAAAGGCTTTGGATTAAGCACATTAAACTTTGTCAAGACGATTTTTTATATTTTGTGCAAGAAGTTTGGCCCGATTTTGTATGTAGAAAATCTAAAAATCTAGAAGAGTGGGGCCATCACCAAATCATCGCTAAAGAATTTACTGATATAGCAGATCAAAGAAAAGGGAGGCTCTTAATCAATATGCCACCCAGACATACTAAATCAGAATTTGCATCCGTTTACTACCCCGCATGGATTATTGGTAAGTATCCAAAATTAAAAATTATGCAGGTGTCGCACAACACAGAACTAGCAGCAAGGTTCGGGGCCAAAGTGCGTAACATCATTGACTCGAAAGAATACAAACAAATATTTGGTGACGTGCGATTGCGTGAAGATTCCAAAGCTAAAGGTAGATGGGAGACGAATCATGGTGGTGAATACTATGCGGCTGGAGTTGGTTCATCCATCACGGGCCGTGGTGCGGACTTACTGATTATCGACGACCCCCACACGGAACAAGACTCAATGTCCGATACGGCGATGGAACGAGCCTATGATTGGTACACTTCAGGACCCAGACAACGTTTACAACCAGGAGGCTCGATCCTAGTAGTCATGACCCGTTGGGCCGAGGACGATTTAACGGGCAGACTTTTGAAGGCTCAAACCGAACCCAAAGCTGACACTTGGCGACAAGTTTCCTTTCCGGCGATTCTCGAATCAGGGAACCCGGTCTGGCCTGAGTATTGGGAGCTAGAAGAACTCGAAAAAATTAAAGCCTCTATTCCGATACGAAACTGGTCGGCTCAGTATATGCAGAATCCAACTTCAGAGGAAGGAGCGATTCTCAAACGAGAATGGTGGATGCCATGGGAAAAAGAAACTTTGCCCCAGTTACAACATGTCATACAAAGTTATGATACGGCGTTTTCCAAAAAAGAAACCGCTGACTACAGTGCCATTACCACTTGGGGTGTATTTTTTCCAGAAGAAGGTGGGGCACCGAATATTATTTTACTGGATGCTATTCGTGGTAAGTTTGATTTTCCCGAACTTAAAGTCATGGCGTTAGATGCCAATAAATACTGGGAGCCAGAAACCATTATCATTGAGCAAAAAGCCAGTGGTGAACCACTCACGCAAGAGTTTCGACGTATGGGTATTCCCGTGGTACCATTTACCCCAACCAGAGGGAATGACAAACATACGAGAGTGAACAGTTGTGCTCCGGTCTTTGAAAGTGGAGCCGTGTGGTATCCGTATGGGGAAAAATTTGCGGAAGATGTGATGGACGAATGTGCCGCTTTTCCTCATGGGGCTAATGATGACTATGTAGATTCCACGACGCAGGCAATACTAAGGTATCGCCAAGGAAACTTTGTTGAGTTATACTCGGACTATGTGGATAATGAAGAAAGACCTCCAAAAAATTATCAATACTACTAGGGGATAGTTTCCATGGCAGAAAATATAGAAACAAATATACAGGAAGAAGTAACTCCTGATAATATGAATGAAGTTGAGGCTCCTGAAGTTGAAATTGAAGAAGCAAAGGATGCAGAGCAAGAAGATCAAGCACCAGAAATGACCGAAGAACAAAGTGAGGCATTAGATTTTTATCAAAATTTAGCAGAAACCATGGACGAACGAGTGCTTACAAGACTCGCTATGGAACTGATTGCTGATTACAAGAAAGATAAAGAATCAAGAAGCGATTGGGAAAAATCGTACATCTCAGGTTTAGATTTATTAGGTTTTAAATACGATAATGCGAGTGGTCCTTTTTTAGGAGCCAGTAGTGTCACTCATCCGTTGTTAGCCGAAGCAGTCACTCAATTTCAAAGTCAAGCCTACAAAGAATTATTACCTAGTGATGGACCGGTAAGAACTCAAGTAGTTGGAAATTTAACAGAAGAAAGAGAACAACAAGCAGAGCGTGTTAAAGAATTTATGAACTATATGATCATGGATCAAATGGAAGAATACACGCCTGAATTTGATCAAATGTTATTTTATTTACCACTTGCAGGTTCCACTTTTAAAAAAGTTTACTTTGATGAACTCATGGACCGTGCCGTCTCAAAATTTATTCCAGCTGAAGATCTCGTGGTGCCTTACTATGCGACCGATTTAAAAGATTGCGAACGTATTACGCATTTATTAAAAATGTCAGAGAATGATATTTTAAAAAAACAACGTGCGGGTTTTTATCGTGATATTGATATCTTACCCTCACGAGCAGAAGACTCAGATATACAAGATAAGTACGATCAGATGGAAGGAGTAAGTAATCCATCGGATGCCGACTATCAGTTTAATGTTTTAGAAATGCATGTGGATTTAGATTTAGAAGAATTTGAAATGGACAGTGATGAAAAGAATATCAAGGTGCCATTTATTGTAACGTTAGATGAAGGTTCAGGAGAAATTTTATCTATCTACCGTAATTACGATATGAAAGACGAAAAACAACGTCGTAAAGATTATTTTGTGCATTATAAATTTTTACCAGGACTTGGTTTCTATGGTTTTGGCTTAATTCACATGATTGGTGGTTTAAGTAAGACAGCCACCGCTGCTTTACGTCAGTTATTGGATGCAGGTACGCTTTCAAACTTACCCGCAGGTTTCAAGAGCCGTGGTATGCGAATCCGTGACGATGATCAACCGTTTCAACCGGGCGAGTTCCGTGATGTGGACGCACCAGGCGGCAATATCAAAGATCAATTTCAAATTTTACCTTTTAAAGAGCCCTCTGGCACACTTTTTCAGTTATTAGGCTTCGTGGTCCAAGCTGGACAGAGATTTGCAGCGATTGCCGACATGCAAGTGGGCAATGACACGCAAAACCGTAACGTGGGTACGACGGTTGCCCTTATGGAACGAGGCTCACGGGTCATGAGTGCGATACATAAGCGACTTTATTATGGTATGCGTCAAGAATTTAGACTGTTAGGTAAAGTTTTTGGTAGTTATTTACCCCCTGAGTACCCGTATGCAGTTTATGGTGGGGATCGTATGATAAAAATGAAAGATTTTTCCCCAGAAGTCGATGTTATTCCAGTAGCCGACCCTAATATTTTTTCTATGGCACAACGAGTGACTCTAGCTCAACAACAATTGCAGATTGCTATGAGTAATCCGCAGATGCACAACTTACATGAAGCGTATCGTCGTGTGTATGAGGCTCTTGGTACTAAAAATGTGAATACTTTGTTAAAACCAAAGCCACAAAAGACACCCAAAGACCCAGCAATAGAAAATATGGAAGCATTGCAGATGAAAGTACCGACTGCTTTTGCCATACAAAACCATGATGCTCATGTATTGTCACACATTGCCTTTTTGCGTAGTCGAATGGTGCAAATTAATCCTCAAGTGTATGCCTTATTACAAGCACACATTAGTGAACATGTAAGTTTAAAAGCAAGAGCACAAGTATTAGAAATGATTTCTCAAAAAAACCCAGACAACATTATGCAGGTACAACAAGAAAGACCTGAGCAGTTCGATATTATGTTGGAATCTATGGTAGCTGACCGTATTCAAGAATTAACAAATGAATTAGTTAATGAAGAAACGGGTATGCAGCAAAAAGACCCATTAGTGGCATTAAAACAACAAGAGTTAGATTTACGAGCGATGGACATGCAACGTAAAGGTCAAGAGTTTAATATTGAAGAAGAACGTAAAACCAATGAGTTTTACGAGCGTATGAATCTTGATAGGATAGAACGTGACGATGCTAACGCACAAGCCAAAGAACGTATTCGTGTGGCAGATGATAAACTAGACATTGCAGCGAAGAAAGCTGAAGTTGATAGAAACAAGGGAGATAAATAATGACAAAGCTTACTAAAACTGTACCACCTAAACGAGGACCCAACCCACAAGGTTTAAAAAATGGTGGTTGCCCATTTCGTGAAAATGGTGTAAAAAGTGACATCAAAGGCATTAGTAACATACAAGTAAAAGGTCAAAAATTTATAGGAACTAAATAATGTATGACATTGATACGATTCGTGCTTTTCAACAGGTAATTCAAAAAGAGATTGACAACACTAAGGAACATATAGTATATAACGTTAAGGATGTAGAAAATTTAGCATTTGCTAAAGGTAAACTCAACGGCTTGGAGCTGTTGCTACAGGATTTAAAAGACCTGCATAAAATAGAGGAGTAAGAATGACAAGTAAGTCAAGTATTATCAAGCCTGATTATATCAAGGATGAAGTTGATTCATCGTCAGAAAAAGAAGCCCCTAAACCAACACAAGATTATATAAAACATATAGATCAATTACCTGATCCAGTTGGGTATCGTATGTTACTCAAAATGTGGAAAATGTCTGAAACAACTAAAGGTGGTATTGCTTTATCAGAGCAAACTTTAGAAACATCTGAAATGACTTCAGTCGTTGGTTACATTGTTAAAATGGGCGACATGTGCTATCAAGACAAACAAAAGTTTTTGACTCCGTGGTGTAAAGAAGGTCAGTTTGTAGTCATTGGTCGTTATGCTGGAGCTAGATTTAAAACTAAGTTTGGTGAACACAGAATTATTAATGATGATGAAATTATAGGTACGATTGAAAAACCCGAGAATATTCTCGCACTATTTTAGGAGATAAAATATGTCTGATGTACAACAAGAAGTAGAATTAGATTTAGATGACGTTGAAGAGCAAAGCGTTGAAGTAGCAAAACAAGAGCCTGTTGAAGAATCAGTTCAAGATGCTGTTGGCGAGGTTGACCTTGGATATGTTGATCCAATGGAAAAAACTGAAGAAAAAGTAGTTATGCCAGAACCGACCGATACTGGAACGGAAGATAACTTACAAGATGTTTCGGAAAAAACTCAAAAACGTATTCAAAAATTGACTCGTAAAATGAGAGAAGCAGAGAGAAGGGAAAAAGCTGCTCTAGATTATGCTAAAGGTTTACAGGACAAATACGATACCGCTAAAAAAACATCTTTAAGTTCTGACGAAAGCTACATTAAAGAATTTGATGCTAGAGTTGATGCTCAAAGAGAACAAGTAAGAATTAAATTGCAAGATGCAATTGAAGAAAATGATTCTGCAAAAATAGTTGAAGCTAATGATGAATTAACTAGATTAGCAGTTGAAAAAGAAAAAGCAAGAATGCGTATTTCTGAAATGGAGTCGCAAAAAACCGAAGTTGAAAATAAACCTGCGGAAAAATCTGTAGAAAACGCAGTGCAAGAAAAACAAGCAGAACCTAGTCTTAGAGCCAAAGAATGGGCAGAAAAAAACACATGGTTTGGTAATGATGAAGTTATGACTAATGCAGCTTTTAGTATTCACGGTGATTTAGTGAAAGAGGGGTTTGACGCAGAGTCCGATGACTACTACAATGAAGTTAATAACAGACTTCAGGAATATTTTCCACATAAGTTTGCATCTACCGAAAAGGTAGAAGAAAGTAAACCCGTTCAAACTGTTGCCTCGGCGGGGCGTAAACAGCAAGGACGCAGAAAAGTGAATCTCACCCGATCACAAGTAGCAATAGCTAAAAAATTAGGGGTGCCACTAGAAGAATACGCTAAATTCGTGAAGGAGTAACGATATGACAGATAATGTAAAGAAAAGAGCCTCACGCAGCTCCAAGGAGAATAAAGAAATTCGTAATAAACCTTGGGCTCCACCATCAAGTCTTGATGCACCACCTGCACCGCAAGGTTATGCTCATAGATGGATTAGGGTAGAAAGTGTTGGTTTTATGGATACAGGTAATGTTTCCAAAAAACTAAGAGAGGGTTGGGAATTTGTTCGATCTGAAGAAGTGCAGAACGAAATCGGCGACCACGACTATCCAATAATTCATGAAGGCAAATATCAGGGGTTAATCGGAGTTGGCGGCCTTGTGTTGGCAAGGATACCAGAAGAAATAGTCGAACAACGCAAGAAGTATTTTAGAGATATTACTTCTGACCAAGTTAAAGCAGTTGACAACGACATTTTAAAGGAACAACG